ACCCTGCACCCCCGGCAGTTGTGCCAGTTTTTCCAGTATCGGGATTTGTTTTTCAAGCTCTGCGACAGTCTCTGCATACAGCGCTTTAAGCTGGCGCTGCCCTTCGATTTGTGAGATAACCCCCACCTGCACTTGGGTTTGTATGCGCTGCTCTGCAGCGCTTTGGCTTTGATACAAGCGGTTAATCTCGTTTTGCACGCCATCTACCTGCACTTTGGCTTGCTCAAGCGGCAGCAATTTTTTAATCAGATTAATCCCGTCCACATTCGAGTGCTTGGTAAACTCTGCCAGCAACTTGCTATAACGCCCCTCAATGTCCGCCAGGTTGGCTTTCACCTCTTGCCCGGTTAGACGCAAATACTGCACATTAAGCGCCAGATTTTTGTCGATGGCGTCGTATTTGTATTTTGATGACCGGGCGGTTTTCTTGGCTTTTTCTGCCGCCTCTATTTGCTCTGCCAAGGCGTCCGCTTGGGCGAGTTGGTCGCCCGTCAAGCCCTTGCTTCTGGCTTCTTCTTTGAGCCCCGCGGCTGTGCCTTTGGTTTTGGTCGTTAATCGGCGTTGTAGGCTCTCAATAAACTTATCGCCTTCCTTTGTCTGTTTCGCAAAGTCCAGTTGTTTTTGCAGGTCAATAATCGTATTAATGCGACTGATAAAGCCGTCCATCATGCCGGCAGAATTGCCTGCTTGTCTTCCCAACTCTAAAAACTTCGCTTTCATCGCTTCGAGCTGTTCGGTCGCCGTCATGGTTGAGTTGGTGAGCTCCTGGCGGATTTTGCTTTCGATTTTATCCAGCTCGCCGCCCATGGAGGTCATCTGTCCCTCGGCGTCTTTAATCACCTTTTGGAGCAGCTCCATCGCTTCCGGTGCTTGCGGGTCGCCGATGGCTTTGAGTTTTTCGGCGAGCTCGCCACCCGCTTCGGTTACAGCATTAAACGCGGCGGTTAGCTGTTCTTTATTTGTTTTTGCCAGGGTGTCCGTGCCATCTTGTAGCTTACGGACGCTTTCTTCCATCTCTTTGACGCGGGCATTGGCTTCTTTCAGTTTTTCAATATTTAAAAAGCCTCCGACACTGTCCGTCAGCACTTGTTCTTGCAGTATGTCACGCGCTTCGATGAGTTCTTCAAGTTTCGCTTTGGCTTCTTCCAGTGTTTTCGTGTTGACCTCAAATTGAATCACACGGTCGCTAAATCCACCGATTTCGCCGAGTTTAGTGCGCGCTTCAATGAGCGCTTCGGTTTTGTCAATATTGGCTTCAACGGCGTTTTTGGTTTGCTGATATTGCGCTTCGAGCTCTTCTTCTTTTGATTTTAAATACTGGTAGGCAGCATACAGTCCGACTGCCGCCGTCAGTGCCAGTCCGACCCAACCGCCGGCAAAGCCAAGTAGCGCACCGCCCACATTGGTTGCCGCTGCGCGGGCTTTTGCTATCGCGAGTGCACCATAAGCTTGCGATAAGCGGACGACGGATGCACTTTCGCCTTCGATTGCGCGTATAGCGATAATGGTTGCTTGCGCGGTGCGCACCTGGGCGCTGGCATTGGCATTAATTGCCACCGTGTTAGCATTGACGGCAAACGTACTGGCTGCCCAAACCGCGGCTTTTTTGACAAGAGGCGCAATCAAATGTACAGTGTAAGCAGTGCCGGCAATAATCACTGCCGCTGCAAGCAAATCAAGATTATCGGCGACAGTAGAAATCGCGCCCGCAACCAGTTTGGAGGCGGAGAGGGTTTTGTCAGTATTGCCGATAAAGTCAAGCCAGCTATTTGCCAGTTTATTTGCCGCGCGCCCGATAGTGAGCGGCAATTGCTCAAATTGACGCTGGACTTCTTCGGTAACTTCTTTGGTCGCTGCGATAATTAACTGCGGCGTGAGTTCGCCTGCCTCCGCCATCTTGCGCAGTTCGCCACGGGTCTTGCCGAGGGATTTTTGCAACACATCCAGCAATATCGGCATTTGTTCGGCGACGGAGTTAAATTCTTCACCGCGCAACGTACCCGCCGCCAAGCCTTGCGACAACTGGATAATCGCAGCTTTGGCTTCTTGTGCTCCCGCACCCGAGATTGCGGTAATTTGTTGGATGGTTTTTGTAAACTGTAACAACTCCGCGCTGTTGGCTTGACTACCAAGCGACCGATAAAGTCGAGTGTAGAGTTCGGCGGTCGCACCAAACACCACACCGGCGTCGTTAGCGATTTGCATAAGCTCGCTAAACGTGCCCTTAGCTTCGGCATTGGACTTAGAGACAAGCTTAATGCGCGCCGCGTAGTTGTTATACTGGTCGATAGTTTGGGTGAGGTTGGTAACAGCAAGATTGCCCAAGGTAAAGCCGATAGCCTGGGTTTTCAGGCGTGCCAACTGCAAGCTGATAGATTCAATGCCCGCGCGGGTTTTACCAAGTTTAGCTGTGGCTTGGTCGGCTTTTTTGCCAAGCTCGTCAATGCCTGCCGCGCCGGCTTTAGCGGAGGTGCCGAGCCCGTCCGCGGCTTTTTTATTGCGTTGCAATTCCGCTTCAAACGCCTTAAAATTGGTCAGCGCGTTTTCAAGGTCGGCTTTGATTTTAAGCGCGAGAGTTAAATTATCAGCCATGGGGGTCCTACAATGTCAGATAAAGAGGTTAATGTAAGTCTAATTGGTTGGGCTATCGTGTTATTGCCGTACGAAATCGGCTTGCTGTTTATGTTGTTCGGGGCGGTCACATTCGGACAAGTATTGTTCTGGGGGACGGCGTTTTACGCATTGATTTTTGTTATCTTCGCCTTTTTCCGCGCCCCGCTTGCCGCGATGCTCGGCATTGTCATTGGCTCCAAGCTCTAAAAATTGACCGCGCTTTTACGCGGTCAACTGGTCTATATAGCCTTGCACTTCCTTGCCACCATTTACACCAAACGATACATCAATCGTTCTGTCGGCGCGCTCCCGGCGCTTGCGCACCAGGGCTTTTTCATAAAACAGTAACAACTGCCGCGCGGTGTAATCGCCAAGCTCAGCAAAATGATGACCGTTGGCAACCAACAACTCTATGATTTCGCCCCAGCCAATACTTGTTGCAGATTGTCTTTTGTCATTTTTTCGATGATTGGCGCAATGGCTTTGCGGGTAAAAAAATCACTGTTTACACACCACCATGCCATCAGTAAATCTTCGCCTTCACGGGCGTTCAAGTTTTCAATAAATTCGGCAGGTTTGCCGATGGACAGCGCAACCAGCTCAACCACATCCTGATAATTCGCGCTTAAGCATTCCATGAGTTCATCAAGATTAAAATCATCTTTAGATTTACCCAGGGTTTGGCGCAGTGACGCAATAAACGGCACAAATTTAGCGTTGTGCTGTAATTGTTGTTTGAGCGTGTATTCTTTCACCTCAATTTTTTCGCCGGCAATAGTGAGCTCGGCGGTCGGAAAGAGGATTTGGAGTTCTTTGTTTTCGCTTTGGTGAGACATGGTTTTAATCCTTTTTGTTTTTTTAAAAAGCCCGCTCAATCATTGCAGGAGCGACATATTGATTGAGCGGGGAGTGCGCAATCACTACTGCTTAATAGTCACAACACGACCAAAGCGACCAAGCACGCTATCGCCTTTTTTGCTGGTATCTGCCAAGATTTTGGCTTTGGCATCCAATGCGTCAAGTGCGTTATCGTTGTTAATCAGCGCCAACGCATCAGTCGGGTTAAAGTTGATTTTGTACAACTCCACCAAAATCCACTGGTTTTCTTCCGCCAGGTTGACACCCTCGTAGCGTAAAAACAGATCTTTCGGGTTGGAGGTCAGCATCGCTACGTTTTGCACTTCGCCGTAACTGTATTTAACCGTTTCGGTGTTGCCGGATTTATCTTTTAAAAACTCAATGGCGCCAAAGTTTTTATCTACGACGTAATCGGTGTTTTCGACCATATTGCTGATTTCGACATTGCTCACTTTAACGTGTGCCAAGGTCACACGGTCGCCTGCTTTGATTTCTGCCGGTAACGCTTCGCCGGTGACATTGCCGGCGGCGATTGTGGTATGTTCGCCAAGTAACAATAACGCCAGATTATCCCCGCTCAACTGGTGAAATTTAAGGGTCAATTCGCCTGATTTGCCGGTGTTGATTTTGCGCACCTCAAGACGTTGTCCGGAGTAAGATTCTTTATGTTCAAAGCTTTCGGTAGTGAGCGATATACTGGCTTCGGATACATCGCCTACCCAGCGCAGATTTTTGGCCTCACCGTTTGGCAGGCGCTCGGCTAAAAAGACCTTGCCCTGACCATAGCTATAAGTTTCATTGTTCGTCATTATTTTCATCCTCTTTTGGTGTTGGTGTTTGTTGCTCTTTGCGGGTGCTGTCAACTTGTTTTCCCACACCCACTCTTACGATAAATTGCGCGGAGGATTGGTCTAATTCCAACACCTCTCCCGCTTGATACTGCTTGCCCGCGTGTGTATGCGCGGCAGTTAAAATAACTTTCACATCAGCCATATTATCCTCTCTCATAGCTTGGCATCGGCGCTTTAAAGTACATCCCATAAACCGCTACACCCATGCCGCTTTGTGTGTCAGACCACAGATTTTGCACGCTTAACAGCTCAAATGTGCCGCTAGGCTTGAGCGGATAACGATGCAATCCGGCGCTTAAACGCTCGACTAACTGATAGATGCCGACATCATCCTCACGCTGACCATCCAACACATTGGCCACCACATACACCGCCCAGCGGGCTTGTACAATGTGCGGGTTTTCACCCGGCATATGTCCAAGCCATGCGGTATAGACGGCGGGCGGGTTGCTGACAATGCGGGCAACTGCCGAATCGTCCCAGTGCCCGGGGTGTGATGTGACCTCATGTAACATGTCGCCGCAAAGCGCACGGATTCGCGCCTGTAGCGCGTCACTGGTTTTCGCAATATTGCTCATCAGATAAATCCTTTGGCGCTCTCCCGCGCCCACACCGAACCTGCCGATTGAATCATTGCTACATTATCGCCTTCTACCGTTTGGCCCTGTTCGCTGATACCGAGCGAGATAGTGCCGCTTGCGACCTTTTCTAAATAGCGGATACTATCGTCATAGTCGCGGCGTGCCTGGTCGGTAGCGTGATTTTTTTCCAAAAAATATCGCGCGATATAGCAACAATGACGCTCTAATACCGCCGGCACGCTTTTAAGCGGCAGGGTATAACGCCCGGCAAGATAACTGTCGATAGTCTGCGAGGCATCATCCAACGCCTCCGCAACTTTCGCGCTGTCGGCACTGCCAGCAAGCGTTTTAATGCTTTGCTCGCCGTAGCGCTTAACTAATCCTTCGGCTGTGGCGTAGGGCATTATTGCGCATCCTGTGTTGTTTTAAGGGCGTCAGCCAATAATGCGACCAAATCTGCTTTCACCGCGTTTGCGGCAAATTGCACGCCGCGCTCGCTTAATTTGGCTTTCAGTTGCTCAACCGTAAGGCTGTTTAAATCGGCGGGTAATGCGTCATCCGCGGATTTTGCTGTATCTGCCCCATTAGCCTCTTGTGCTACTTGTTGCGCGGTTTCATCTTGAGCTTTGCCCGCAGGTGTAGGATTGCCGTCTGTATCAGCTTCTTGCATTGGTTCAGCTTGTCCGACAACCAACCGGGGGTCGTTTTGCAGCGCGGCAACTTGTGCTGCGCTAAGCCCGCTAAGTGTGCTTTCGCCCAGCGGCAAAATGTGACCGGCGCGGCAGTAACCGCTTTTAATACGGTTTTGTACCGTGATTTTAAAACGTTCAACCATTTCATTTTTGTCCTTAAATTGCATTTAAACGGGGTTTAAAGTGCGGTTAAAATCCACCGCACTTGTTAGTCAACGGTTACAGATAATCCGCCACAACCAGCTCAAGTTTTAAGTTGCGCAATTCGTTGTCCACGGTCGCACCGTTTTCAACGCGGAATGCACGTTCTAAAAGCTTGGTCGCTTCTTCCTGTAAATCGACCGGCACCACGATATGGGTTGGTTTAATACCCAATTTGTGACCGCCGTCGCCTTCAACCTTGCGCATCGCTTTAATCGCTTTCCACAGGTTTTCGGCGGTTAATTTACCTTTGACGGCATGCGCCATCTGCCAAAAGCCGTAGCCCACGTTGCAACGCGAGTCCACGCCGTAGGTGTAGGTGTTTTGCATAAATACCTTTTCTGCGTTGGCGTCCGTGATTTGTGCAGGCGTCGGGGCTTTGCGATTTTGGAAGATAATCGGTTTTAACGCACGGGAGCAGTCAAGCAAGTACCATGCGCCATCCTCGGTCACGTTTGTGCCGTCGTCGGTGATGTTGCTCACGGTTACCGGGTCGGTGCCGTCCGGGTTCTTCCCGACCGGGTGGTCGGTGTCGAAAAAGTATTGGCTGTCGTAGCAAGCGGTTTTAAAGCCGGCTTTTAGTGCGCCAAATACCAACTCATCGGGCTGTTCACCGGCGGAGCGCCCCAGTTCGGTGACAAGCGGGGCGTAGACGCCGATGTTGTCATCTTCGATATCGGTGCGCTGGATTTCAACGCCGGATGCCCAGTCTTTGTTAACTACTGCATAGCCATGGGACTGGATAGCGGTAATGGCACGTTTGCCCACCCATTCGGTGAGTTTTGGCATTTGACCAAGCCAGGTGTAAGTATTGCTTTTGGTTGTCGAGTTAACTATGGTTGCGATTTTGGTGTATTGGCTCGGTGCTTTTGCCAAGCCTTCGCGAAAGTTTTTGCCCAAACCGGTAAATAGGGCTTTAACAATATCCGGGGTTACATTAGCCATTGTTAGCTTCCTTTTCTTTTGCAAAATCGTCTTCACTGATACCTAACAATTTTGCGACTTCTTTTTCTTCGGCGGATAATACCGCCACGTTTGTTTGTTTCGGTTTATCCAGCGCTTGGGTTTGTTGCGCGGACAGCACCGCAAGTTGCGGGCGCGCATCAAGCATAGCGGATAATGCGGCAACGCCTTGTTGTTTGCCGAAATCGGTTAAATAATCCACTTCAGATTCCAACACGCGGCCTTCATTTTTCGCTTTCGCAATGGCTTGCGCCACGTCGGTGTCGTTAGTCTTCGCGGATAACACGGCAAGCTGTTGCACGGTGGCATCATAGGTTGCTTTCGGCACGTATTTGCTTAAATCCACATCATTGATTTTGGCGCTTAACGCTGCCACCTGAGTTTCTGCTGTCGCTTTGGCACTAGTAATACCGTCTAACGCCGACAGTGCGGTTTGTGCCTGCTCTTCGGTGAGTTCCGCGTTGTCTTCCACGGTTACACCCAGTTTGCCAAGCAACTGTTTTAACAATGCATTCATTGTTTTCTCCTTGGTTGGGGGTTGTTTAAATTCTGCCGACAGCACCGCCAAACGCTTCATGCCGGTAACGCCCGGGTCGTTAGTCAGTGCCGCCATTCTAAGTTCAAGCGGTTCGCCTTTGTCGTCATAGGGGAATACCGCGCTTAAAAAGGCAAATTCGCCGTTTTTGATGTGTTCAAAAGCTTTCGGCGTCCAGCGCGGCTTGATAAACAACCCCTGGCGGGTGTCGTCATCAAACCACTTTATCTCGTCGGCATTAAACCAGCCGGCGGCGAGTACCTGGCCCGCACCTTCGCCTCTTTTGGCTTTTAAAATGCTTTCGTGTTCGTAATCGACTAATACGTCTTGCTTGAGTGCGCGCACCCGGTCGATTAAGCGATTGGCAATTTGCTCGTCGAGATACCAATGCGCAACATCCTGCGGGGAGCCGTCGCGGGAACGAAATTCGCCTTTCGGCAGTAACTGTTGCCAGCCGTCTGCCGAGGTGGTGTTGATTTGCGCCGTTAAAACGGCAATTGGGTGATTTATTGTTTCCATGGCGCAAATAATGAGCTTTTGAGGGGTATCTTAGGGTTTGGGGGGTGTCGCACATTTCACCCCGTTAATTTGGGGTGATTTTATTCAGATTTGAGAAATTTAATTAAGATTAGATTTGCTATCGCGTTTAAGAGGGGTTTAAGAGCGTTTAAGTGCGTTTAAAAATCAAAGTCGGTAGATTGGTTAGGGTTAATGCGTTTTAATCGCGCCAGGCGCTTCTGATTGCGTTTTTTAAAATGTCTTTAATTTCTTCCACGCCGTCCTCAGAAATGCCTAAAAACGGGCGGGCTTTCATTTTTTTAGTGCCGAGCTGATGATATACGCCGTAGGACTCCGATACACCCACGGCCGCGAAGTCGTCGCCGTAGTCAATATTGAGGCTGTTAATCAATGTGCCGATGCGGTGTAATATCTTACCATCATAACCTTGCGCATGCCGACTTTTTTTATACGCGGGGTCGAGTTCTTGCCAGGCTTTACCTTGCGGCGAGCATTCACCTTCAAAGGCGTCTTCGGCATCTTCGCGCAGTACATTCGCCATTTTACGGGTAATGCCGTCGGACTTGCCCAACTGCACTAATCTAGCAAAAGCGCCGTGGACAATACGCAGGTCTTTTTCGTCAAATTTTATATCAAGTTCCACTTGACTTTCCTTTTTGGGTGTAATCTAATTATTGTATTGGTTGTGTCGACTAATGGTAAGTCAGCGAGCAGTCGCGGTATTGTGGGTTCGACCCCCATCACAACCGGACAAGGGCGGATTGATTCCGCCCTTTGTTATTTTATCACGATATAATTCCCGCCGCGGATAGCGTCTTTAATGATGTTAAAATCCGTCACTCTGTAAGCGTTAATTACCGCATCAACTTTTTCTCTCGGGGCGATCTTATCTTTATTCGGTGCGTCAACAATAATTTTTATTGTTCTCTCCTTATTGATATAAATCAAGTTACTGTTTTGTTTATCCCATAACACTATTTCAGGGTTGGCAATAATGCGGGATATGCCGGCATATTCAGCCGCACTTAATGCTGTGCCTTTAGCTTGGTGTTTTGTGCTATCCGCATGCTGTAAACGTCGCTCTGTCATCACTAACAAGCGCTGTGATGATTTCTCCCCTCCCGATAAACTGGCGACACTGTCCGCAATATCTTCACTAATAATGCCCGCCGAAATATAACGCTGGCTCGCACCGAGCTTACCAAGATTACTATACACCCAACTTGCAAACGCCTGATGGCGTGCTTCGCTGTTATTGATAGCTTGGATAGTCTGTGCACGCAAATCACGGTTTCCCGTTTGTAAAATTTTGCGGATTAACGCCGCATCATTGCCCACCGCACTTTTGCCCACGTTATAGCCCCAGCCGGCATCCGTGGTAATGGTGCCTTTATCGGTGGTAAGACTATAGACACGGGCGTGGGTTTCTTCGCCGGTGGCTTTATCTACTCCGGCAAGCGCCCAGCTCTGCTTAATTTTGCCCTCCGAGCGGCTGACTTCAAGTCCGAGTTTTTGCAATCGTTTTTTGCTTAATGCGCGCACCCGGCAACGACAATTAATCCCATTGGGCGGATACATCACATCCCAAATCGGGTCGTCAAAACGATAGACCTTCTCGTGTAATGCTAAATGGCTTGCGCGGGTGCGGCTGTCTTTAATTGCCAGATATTGCCAGTAGGGCTGCTCGTCTGCGTTTGCCACTTGCTCGGCGTAGCGTGCGGCATGATAAGCGGTGATTTTGTTGGTGCGTAAAATCGTCTTTAAGCGGCGCGGACTGCCGAGCTGGATTGTCTGCTCGGTGCCGTTGAGATTAGACACTTTGGTTTTACCCCACCATCCCAACGCTTGCAGCTTCGGGCGCAGGTTGTTGATGTATTCCTGCTCCGGGATGCCTTTCTGGATGGCTTCTACTGTCGCCGTGCGAATCGTCTCTAAAATGTCCATGCGTGTGACTTTTGCTACGGTAAATGCGCGCGCGTGGGCGTCTTCCAAGGCTTCCTGCCAGTTCCAGGTGATTTTATATCCCTTGGCGTTGAGATAATCAACGGCAAGCTTCGGCTCCATACGCAACAACTCGCGCATATTAAGACTATCGGTTGGCATGTAAGCGTCCTATTAAGTCACTGACAAAGATGGCACGGGTCAGCATTTGCTCCAATGCGTCATCGTCTAAATCGGCGTAAAGCGTGGCAATGCGCTCCTGGGCGTACTCATAACCGCCTGTGTGTAATGCGTCAACTACAGGCTTTAACATCGGATCAATCACCGATTCGTATTCTTCTGCCGTCGGCTCCAGCTCGTCAATCAGGTCGTCCGGGTCGCGGTGGATGGCCTTAATTTTACCCGGCGCAGCCGCACTTAACACCGCCTTTTTAGTTAATTGTGCAGGCTCGTCGGCTTTGGTGCGGCTTAAAATCTCTTCATCTTTGGCGGCAAGCGGGATTTGCATTTTATCGTGCGCCCATTGCGTTGGGATCCTAAATCCGATGTCAACCAGCTTACTTAATCCCTCGCCAAAGCTATTAATATCTTCGCTTTCTGATGTATCAAATTCAAAGCGCGGGATGCGGCGCACATCGTTAAATGACTTACTGTTAAGCACATAAAGCGGATAGACCAAATCGCGTGTAAGGGTCGCCTGTAGCCGTTTTAAATCGGCGTCGCGTAATTCTTGGCGCACTTCGTTGTGCACGTTGCCAAGCGCATTGGTTGAGGTTTTGCCGTCGGATTGGGTGGTCAGCGTGCCACCCAAAATGGCTTTTGACATGGATTTTTCCGCCCACTCAATCATCGCCATAAATTCATCAGCATTGCCTTCCGCCGCTTTAGCAAATTCAATATCCATCCCGCGTGGGATAATCCCGCCTGCATTGTGCCCGATACTCATCACCGCGCGTAACAGCGTGTTTTTCTCGTTGTTGGTTGCACCTTCCGGGTATTTGCCGAGGCGTAACGGCAAGCCGTAAATTTCTAAAAACTCGGCAAAATCGCGCGCCGAATAGTTACGATAAATAAACGCCCATACCAGCGTGCGAACAAGCCCTATGCGGGATAAATAGCCCGTTTTGGCTTTAGCAATATGGGTTATCCAACCAAATTTAGCCAGCTCCACGCCGTCTGCCGTGCCGTCACGCAAGCGTAATTGATTGCGCTCATACTGCGGCGTCATAAACCATGCCGGGTCGCGCCATTGCACCTCGCGAATAAGCTTCATGCCGTCCACCAGATTCGGCTCCCATTGGATTTCCTGGCAACTAAAGCCTTTTAAAATGGCGTCTGTCGCGTCAAAAATACAATCGTCCAGCCATACGGCATCGCGCAGAATTTCTTCAATCATTTGCGCGTCGCGTTGTTCGCCCGCGCTGGCATTCGGCGGAGGTGTGATTTGCCAATCCACAGTTAAAATCGCATTACGGCGCTTGCCGAGTTCGGATTGTAAATGGGAGTCTTTTTCTTCCATGTCTTCGGCGAGTTCACATTGTCCCACCAGGTCGCCTTGTTCTGCCGCGCGCAACAGTGTTGCCGCTTTGGAGGGGGTCAGTCCACTTGCCGGGTGCTCGCTGTAATGGCGCACAAGCCATCCCAGGCGGCTATCGTTTTCCGTTTGCAGGCTGTCATCAAAAGTAAACGGGTTGCCGTGGATGTCTAAAATTTTGCTTTGCATAACTAATCCTTAAATATTGTCCCAGTCGGAACCAAATTGCGCGTCTAAGTCGTCCATTTCGCTGTTTGAATAGTCAAAACTGCGTCCGTTGTTGTCGTCCGAGTGTTTCCCCGGGAGCGGGGTAAAATCAATCTCGCCGCCCGTCATATAGCTTGCCCGCACCGCCATGCAATAAGACACCGCGCTGTCGCCGTGGCGTTGTCCGGTCTTGCCTTGATTGCGGTTGCGGTCGATTTTCGGCACGCCGTTAATCACCACAATATGCCCCTGGTCGAGGATGATTTCTTCGTCCTGCGGGATTTGGATAAGCCCGCTTTCATACAGCGCTTTATATTTAGGCATCCATTCGCGATACCATTTATCATTTAATTGCACTGTCTCGACCATACTTGCTCCGTAACGCAACAACACCGCCTCGGCTAAATAGCCGCCGTTGCCGGTGGCATCAAACGCCGCACCGATAAAGCGCGGGATGTGTTGCAAGATAAACAGGGCGATTTGTTTTTGTTGTTCATACGGACAATTACGCACTTCAAAAGTAATTGCCATGTCGCGCCCCGAATCGGGGCGCACGGCGCACACCGAAAACACACTCAAGTCGCCTTTACGGGCAAAGTCACAACCGAAAGAGTGGCGTTGCGCTTTATCCAGCGCGTCTAAGTGTGGTAATACCTCTTTAATCAGCCATTGGTTGGTGAGCGTAATGCGCTCCGATTCGCTCCAGTCCATAAATTTGCTGTCGCATTCAAATGCGAGCTTAATCATGTCCGGATTTGCCGCGCGGTCAACTAACGGACGCGGAATATAGCCGCCGGAGCTTCGTTTCGGCACGCAGTAATATTCTTCCAGGGCGTCTTCTTCACTTGCGGTGTTTTTAAGTAAATCCGCTTTCCATTTATCTTCTTTTTCTTGCGTCCATTCCTGTTTTGACACCTGACAGATGCGCTTATAAAGCCCTTCGGCGCAAGCGTCCTCAAGGGTGATTGTATGCACGGAATAATCTTTCCACCCGGCGCGACTATCCAGAATCAACTGATTAAACAGATTATCTACGCCGTTGTGGGTTGATATAATGCGCACTTTTGCACCCCACATAGTCAATGCCAATGCTGCTTTCAGCACTTCCGCAAGTTGCTCGTGGAACGCCGCTTCATCAATAACCACCACTCCCTGCATACCGCGCAGATTTTTAGGATTGCTAGATAGCGCCTTGATTTTAAAACCGGAGGCAAAGTAAATCACATAAGTGAGGATATCTTTACCTTCGTCTTGGATGATTTCTTGTTGTATTTCGCCTGCGGCGTAGTTAAAGGCTTTTGCCCACATGGCGACCGCGTCGATAAATTCGCGCGCCATCTCTTTATTGGAGCCTATGTAGAACACATCGGAACCGCCAGCAGACTTAGTAAGACTAGCAATTAATGCGCAATCCGCCGCTTCCGCCCAGGTCAACCCGGTACGACGTGATTTTTCGGCAATTTTTAATTGCGAATTATCGGCAATCCAGCGCTTTTGATAACCCAACAATAATTCGTTCGGGTCAAATGGGATAAAATCAGGGAAAAGAGCGCTTGTAACGGCGCTCTTTTTTAAATCCTGTAAGGTTTCGTACATTATGCGATACCTAGAATTTCAAGTTTTAATTGCGCGGCGGTTTCTTTTGATATACCCGCCTTGGCGATAACCTTTTCCGCCGTTTCTGCGGCAAGTTGAGCCATCTCTTTACGAATTTTGCGCTCACGCTCTTCGTTAATGGATTGCGCCTGCTCAATGCGGTTGGCAACCAATGCAAGCTGATTAATCACTTTCGGATCAACATCATCCATTTCGCCTAAATTCATCGCTTTATGGAAGGCGATGATTTTAACCGTTTCCATTAATAATTTGCCCAAATCCGACTCCGACTTTTTACTCTCGCCGAATTGCTTCGTCCAAACCTCCGCAACTTCTCGGCTTTCACGGATTTTAGCGCCTATTTTTTCCATTTTACTGGCATAGCGGTTAAGCCCTGTTTTGCTTAAAAGTGCGGTTTCGGGCAAGCCGCAATCGCGGATTAAATCGTTGATTTCTTGTAAAATTTCGGCTTGCGAAAACATTTTATCGCGCAACATCATCGCCAAGCGGGTTTTGATATCCGGCGGCAGTAAATCCACTTTTGATGCTCGCCCACGGGTGGTTTTATCGCTCATTTAAAGCCCCTTTAAAGTTGGTTTAAAGGTACGGTGACGGGCGTTTCACGCCGTCCACGATAACGCGCCCTTGTGCCACATCAAGCCCGCGCTGGGTGATGACAAGCACGAAAAAATCACCCTTGCCGGTGTCGATGCGCTTAATTTTGACTAAGCCTTGTTCTTCAAGCCAAAGAGCATGATTACGCACTAAATCACGGCTGATGCTATGCCCAAAGGCGTGCAGCACATCTTGCAAAATGGATTCGTTTGCGTCGTAGCCGTCCTCGGCAAGGGTGCGGAGCATCACCAGCCGCTGGTCTTTGGTAAAAATGTCGTACATGGTTTATTCCTTGCGATTTAAAACTTTATCTTCCAGTAACAAGGCGGTTTGACGACCGATGGCGCTTAATGTAGCGTTAGTCGCCCTGGTTTCACCTTCAATTTTGGTCATTAAGTTTTGTAAAGTGGCAAAATCTTTTGCAGTCGGCAATTCCCCCACTTTGATTTCCATTTTGGTCAACCGCTCATCGTTTTTTTCAATGCCATCGCGGAGTGCGTAAATATCCGCCTTTTTGGCGTATTTACTGTCCATCTTAAGCCAAAACAGGGTGCCGATAACGCCGAAAAGGGTGGCGATAATGCTCCAGTTTTTCTGGATAAAAGCGATAATTTCCATCATTTTTGAGATTCTTCATGTAGTTGTTGGCAACTTATGCAACGCACACAGTGCGGCATGGCTTTAACCCGTGAAGGGTGGATAAGCACCCCGCAATCGATGCAATAGCGTGCGGTGTTCATAGCGACGGCAAATTGTTGCGCAGATACCTGTTGTTTACGCCAGTTCGCCCAGATGATTTCTTGCCGTTGTTGAGTTTTATCGACGATGTCATTCATTGATTTGCTGTTCCTTTTCGCAAATGGCGCGATAGGTTTTGTTATGCGCCAACACCTGGCGCAAAGTGCCGGTGGTGTCTTTTTCCGAGGCTTTGATAATCGCAAAGCCGGCGCAACTGTTATTCGGCGCGTAAGTCGCCGTTTTGACGCAGCTCATCAATAACAGCGTCACGACCAAGACTATTAGTTGTTTCATCGTTTTTTTGTTTTACCTTGTAATTTTTAACTTGCTTCTCAATAATCACTTTTTCGGTTTTTAACTGTTGATTCTGTGTGGTTAATTCCGCATTGGCGCGCGCCAGTTCTTGTGCGCGGGCTTTGATTTTATGGATCTGCCAGTAAACATACCCGACAACGACCAAAACAGCGGCGGTAATAGCGCCGGTTAAACTTAAACTAATCATAATTAGGCTCTCTGTGTTTGTTGCGATTTAATGCGTTGGCAAAGCCCTTGGTTGCCGCGCCGCCTGCGCAAAAAATGGCAAAGTACATAAACATCTCCGGCACATAAGGACGGTCAACCCATGCGCAAAAGCAGAGGATAACGGCCATTAAAATCGCGCCGAAAAACTGGATAAATGCAGTTGTGGACAATCGCCCGTCCGCGTTAGTGTAAAGTTGTGAAAACATCAGTAGCTCCATAACAGGTATAAATATTGTGTTGCACTGCGCCCGCCATCTTTAGCGACCATTGTGTTTTTTTACACGCTTACTCATTTCGGCTTGTCAATAAGTTGGCATTCGTAGATAAAATTGCCAACTCTAAACATACCCATTTTTTGGCAGTCATCACCGATTGATAACATGACCAAACAAATAACGATACACAGAGCCGACAGAGCGTAACAAACCGAGCAGATGATGTAATCACTAAGCGCTATCGTGCCTATAACCGCAAATCCAATAGCCAATAATATTGCAACCCACATAACTTACCCCTTAAATAAATGGTCAAAATTAATCACCTGCTCGCTATCAAGCCATGCCCACACATCAAAGCACGGGCAATCTTTAATCCATTCGCCGGGTGTGATGGTGCCATCGCCGTTTAAATCCGGGCTTAAATCACGATGTCCACAAATACGAGCACTGGGATGTTGACTTTCGAGCTTGCGTAAGAGTTTGTGCAGTGCAATCCACTGCGCCTCGGTGTATTGGCCGTGGTTTTTGCCTGTTTTGGTGACGCCACCGACCAGGCAAATGCCTACAGAGTGTTGGTTGTGGCCTTTTACATGCGCCCCGCCTTCGCCCACTTGGCGCCCGGTTTCCACGGTGCCGTCGGTGTCAACAACAAAGTGGTAACCGATGTGCGGCAGGTGCGGGTTAAATGCACGTAGGCGCGTGCTATCGCGCTTAAATCCGCGCTCTTTATGCCATTCATCAATGCGTTGGGCGGCGGTTTGATTAGTAGTGCGTAGCGACTTGCCGTTACGCGTTGCAGAGCAATGGATGACGATTGTATGGATAGGTAGAGACACAAAAAACTCCCTTTAAATTAACTTTAAAGGGAGTGTAAACAACTAAGAGCGTTTTGTGGATTTGTGGAGTGTAAAACAGTTTTAATAAGGTAATTCAGGTTGATGGCGACGTCTTATCAGCTTGCGTTGTTTACGGATAATATCGTATATGTGAGGTTCAGACAAGCCGTAACGCTCGCTTAATTGCTTCATATTCTTGCCGTTAAAGTCTTCGTAGATTGCATAATCGCGCAATGCCGCTTTGATCCTGTCGCCATTCGGCAGATAAATAGCGCGCCCGCCCATGTAGTGAGAGATAGCAATCACGATTTTTTCAATCATTTTGTTTTCGACCGCCAAGCCTTGGCGCTTGATTTCTGCTTTAATTAACGCAATAAGCTCGGCTAAAACGCTGTTCCAAGCTTTACTTAATTCATCATCCGGGATATTGTCGAGCTTATCAAACAACTGCCCGAGCATTTCGTGATCGTCTGCAAATAAATCGTCTTGATTGTTGCTCATTTTGTATATCTCCCCATCCATTTTTTTAAGATTTCCAGCAGTTTCATGGCTTCGCCATCGTCCAGACTCTGTACGTTGAGTTTAATCACTTTGCGATTGCCCTTTTTAAACAATTGATTGTGCATAAACCGATTTAAAGCCTGCTCAGAACCTTCTTTTACAATGCCGATTTTGTACATTTGTATCCACATGGCGCGGATTTTATGCGTGATACGTGATTTGACCGGCGCGTGTTCGGTTACCGGCGACATACCGCGTTTTACTTGCGGTTTAAAGCCTTTTTGTTTCATCAGATCATAAACTTTTAACAGTTCGGCGATAGTCATTTTTGTGCTGCTGGTTTTGCCTGTGGTGCGCTCAAGCAAAATGCGGTAGCTTAATTCGTCAATGCCAAGTTTGCTCTTTGCAATATGGATAAGCTGGATTAATTTAGGTTTATTTAGCTTCACAGTTTGCATTTTTCCATTCCTTCCAAATTTTATACTGCGGCATATCTTTTACTAAATCAATATGACCGATGGCGGCATAACGTTCAATATATTGGATAGCGTCAGTTTGTTTGTCTTCTGCCTGTTCTTGCGCAGTTTTCACCGAACTTTTGCCTTCGTTACGCACGACGGCAAACAACGGTTTAGCCCCTTCATAGACTTTTTTCAAATAGTTGTGATTGGTCAAAGCCACCACATTTCGGCTTTCACGACGGTTTTTCATGACCCCGTTCACCGTTTCGGTGAGTGCGTGAGAGAGTAGCGGGCTCGGCTGATACATCTCCAGCACTTCTTGCATTAATTTGAGTGCGCGAGCGTTGGATAACGCCGATTTATCGGGTCTAAACAGGGCAATATAACTGACCAACGCGCGGGCATTGTCGCCGCGCAGATTCGTGATAATGCCTAACATCTGACGCCCAGCATCATCTTCTAACAGCGCGTCCAGATGGATGTCGCTGTGGCAGATAGGGCAACGGCATAGTTTCACTTTTAAAGCTCCTTTAAACTTGGTTTAAAACACATTATTCAGCCCACTTAAATCCCCCTCTTTGGTAAAGGGGGGTTAGGGGAGATTTGAATGGGCTGTAAATAGGCTTTATTTTCTCGGCAAGTCCGAAACTGCCTCAAAAGGTAATAGTTCGTTGCTGCCTATATCCATCTCTAATGTATCCAATTCCCAATATTTGCATTCTTTGCCCTTGCATAACTTAGCAGATTCACAGTATCTGATGGTTGTAACCATGCTATGTGACACTAATACGCGTTCTCCCACAGACGGCAATCGCTCAGAACACTTAATCCATCCATTGTTTTCACTCATTTTCACCCTCCAAAATAACTCTCCGTTTAGCATTAAGTATCGGCGTAATAGCCCATGTAATTTCTTGCTTGATCTCGTTGATAAAGTCTTCGTCTTCGTTGTTATCGAAGATAATGCACATCAGATCTGAATCAACCGCATTAAATAAATGGCGATATTGTTCAACTTCATCAAATAAACCACCCTGCCAATCTAGCCGCACAATATTGCCACCTAAAACTTGTGTGTTTTTTGATATTTCGAGTTGGTCGCGTTGGTAGTCATCCATTTGGACTTCGATTGTCATGCGGACTTTGTGTGCACCTATACTCATTGTCTTACTCCTAACTTAACTGTTTCTTTTCCATTTACGCCATGATTCAGCGTAACTTGTCGCCCTTGTTTGTAACCCGCACTTTTTGATGCACCGTAATCTCTCGTGTCACCGGCTGATCGCACTTTTGTTTCACTCCATTTTTTATCCTCAAACATTGAGGTTTTATAGTGTTCCATTTTTTGTTTTTCTTCCGGTGTCATTGCAAATTGCTTCACATTTTGATTCACGCCGACAACCCACCCCTCGCAAAAGGTGTCACCCCGTGAAATAAGCGTACTGCGTTTCAGGCGTTTGCTTTGCGTATCTAAAAACGCTTTACGAGCTGTTTGCAATCTGCGATACAACACATCAAAACAATATGAAGCAACTTCAGGACGCTCATCTGCACCGAAAAATACGATGTGCATTTTATTTTCACCCCAATCTTCATCAGGATAATGATTAGAAAGATACGCATCTACGCCGAATGCTTTTTTAACTATTGCGATTAACATATGTACATAGCGCGCTGATTTAATTGCAGTTTTCTGCTTTGTATGCGTCTGACTAAACTCAACCTGCGATTGATTAATTCGATTCTCCGCCATCAACTTTTGCGCCATGGCTAACGCGCTAGCCGCTTCATGCGGATTAGGTGATTTACTCAACGCCAGCAGTTTCTTGATTTTTCTGAGTAGTTTGTCTTTATCTTTATTCATAATCTATTTCCCTTGCAGTGCTAAAAATTCACTCTGTTTAATTTCGGTTAAGCATTCCAAAATTACCGGGAAATCATCTCCTCCAAAGCCTTCTGATTTAACCGGTATTGACACTATAAAGTGATCGCTTGCAACACCGCATACGGACACATAACCAGTACGCTCTCCAAGCACCCAACAAGTTAGTTTCAGTTTTCTAAGCATAAAATCATTAAAACCTGGGTATTCATTTAATATATTTCTGATTTCTTTTATTTTGGCATTAAATGCTTTTCCTGCCTTGTTTCTAGGGTTGCCGGTAATAACCACCTTTTCATTTTTCAGCATTTGAAATTTGTAGGTTTTATCATCCTTGATTTTTCCGAATTCCGGGTTATTGATACTAGATACAATGCCGAAAATAGAGGTTTCATCACCTCGCCAACATTCATAAAACGGGATTGTGTCAAAAATAGGGTTTAATTGTTTATTACGCTGTTTGCGCTCTTTTCTCCATTGCTGGTCTAGTGATTTAATCGGTTCAACGCCTAATGGACATTTAAAGTATCTAAATTCAAGTTCCATATTTACTCCTTTTATTCTTAAAGCTGTTGTGCATCAAAACGTAAAATTAATTTGGCTCTAATCAAAAATGCCTGTCTATTTTCAAATTCTCCATCTTTCCACACCCAAACAATCTGGCTCCAATCTTCTTCTCTTATCTGGCAGCCATATAGATTTTCTTGCGCAATATGCTCTGCAACCGTGGGCAGGTATCGACTTTCGTCTTGCCATAACAGACCGTCATCATTTTCTGTAATATGTTCTTCTGCTAACGCATAACGATATTGATATTCATCCATTTTTTAATCCTCAATTAATTCCACATCTTCAAATTTCAAAATCCAGCCGCCTTGACGTTCTGACTTACCTAAACTTTCCATTTCTTTATTGTATTGCACCTGTTTTTCGGTCATTACACAGTATCTGGCAGGGTCGTATTCGTAGATTCGGGCGATTACGCCCTCCGTCTCGCCATGACACTCGGGCATGCGCACTTTTGAACCCACCGCAAAAGGCGGTTGAATGTCATTATCTTTAACCCATTGCTGCTCTTTTTCTTTTAGTTTTTTTCTCACAAAAAAGTCAAACTGCTGGATTTTATCCCACGTGTCAGCCGAAAAATCCCAACTATAATCTGTGATTAAGATTTTCATTAAGTATTCCGGGTTATCGTATAAACCAAACTCATTAATTAATGCGTAATAAATACCATTGCCGTATTGTTCCTCGACTGTATCCCGCTCATCGCAATAATCCGGATAATATTTTTCAATAAACTCATGCACGGTTTGCTCGACAAAACCTGCATCGTTATAGTTCGGTCTCGGTGGGTTAAATCTCACTTTCATTGGTTTGCTCCTTTTAATATCGGCGTGATGCGATATGCAACACTTTTAATTTCTCTGCTTGCGGCCTGTAACAGTAGCAAGCATGCCTTTTCGTCATCACCGAGCCACATTTGCTGTGCCATTTCCAGCTGTTCGATGATTTGCGCCATCTGCACGGTGATTTGTGCTTTTTTTTCCATCATGGGATTTGCTCCGCTTCGATAACGTCGAGGACTTCCGTTATGACATGCGCCATCCGGGTTAAGTCGTTATTGTTCAAATCGCAGGCGTCGATGGCGTCCTGCATTTTTTCCGCTTCGATGGGATATTCCGCGACACAAAGCACTTTCACGAGATATTTAGCCATTTTTTGCTAAAACTCATTATTCAGCGCACTGCGCGCAATGCGCTGTAAATAGGCTTTACCAAAACTTACTAATCAACACTAACAAAACAACCGAAAAAACAAGATGGAATTTGACTAGTGTGAGAAGTGCTTCACTCATATTTTTTATCCTCTTTTTTGCTCTTTTTGCTTCTGGGGTGCCAGCGCTTGCAAAATTCACCGCGGTTAATGGCCCAATCCTGATTTGCCGTTTTTTTTGCCAGATTTGCCGCTTTAAACCAAAGCTGGGCGGCGTAACTCAAATCGCCCGCGCGCTCTACTTCAACGGCTAACTCTGATAAGTCTTTATAGGTCATTTCCATAGTCAGGCCTTTCTTAGTGCGTTGACAATTCGCTCATAAGAGGCTATCGGGAGATCTGCTAAAGTGACCGATTCGTTGTTTTCAAATTTAAAAACAACTGTCACTTCTGTTTCTTTAATCTCCTTGACTTTGATATGTATCACTTTGTCAAGATTAATAAAATCCGGGTATTTTTCGCTTTTTCCGGTTAATCCTAAAAAATACATTTGTCGCTCCTTAAATACTGGCTAAATCAAGGCTGATAGGCTCGTAGCGGTCGGTATCACCAACCCGTTTATAAATGCGGATATAGCTTTTTGAGCCAACTACTTGCACGCTGTCGGCAATCGCGTTCATGGCGGATTGCCAGCGCGGGTCTTGGATGTCAACACGGCGCAGGGCTAAAATGCGGTTGGTGTTGAGATTGCCCTCTTTATCCACATCAAACGCGCGGTCGATGATGGTTTTAAGCTCCGTGCGACTGCCTTCGGTCCAATCCTGTAAACAGGCTTCAATCAACGCTTTCGCCGCTTGGATACGTTCATCAAATTGTAAGGTTTCACCTATTGCGCGTTGCACTTTGTATTTGCCGTCAAAGCTGTACAGGGTGACATTGCCTTTTTTACCGCCGACGTTGGCGCCGTATTGCTCGGCGGATAACTCAACAAAGGCGGCAATGTCGCCAAACACCTCATTTTTAAAGTTTTTCATGGCTTCATGCGTTTTGAGCGCTTTGCCGACAATTGCCAGCACTAACTCATCGCGTAGCTTGTCAATTTCTTTAATTGACGCCTCCGGGATAAGCGCCCCGCGGGCGTCTTCGCGATAACCTTGCGGGATGGTTTTTACTTGGTTTTTCATGTGTTGCCTCTCTTTTTACGGTTTATAAAAATCGGTATCGGGGTAGTGCTCTCTAAGCCATTGGCGCACTTCTTTTTCTTCTTCCGGCGTCAGCGGCGGCGGCAAATCGCCGTATTCCTTACGCCATTCTGCGGTGGCTTCCTGTTGCCAGCACACCTCGTCGTTGTCCGCACATTTCGGGGTATCTGCGTAAGCCGTACCGCTTAAAAGTGCGGTCAAAATCAGTGCCATTTTTAAGCTTTTCATGCGTTGCCCCCGGTCATTTGTTTTTGTGCGGTTAAAATCATGTCTAACGTAATCGCCGCGCCTTGTGCTTTGGCGCTAATCGCCGCAAGGCGTAAATACTGCGTCAATGCACGCAAACCGCCCGCTTTGGTGCCGATATTATTAAGTACGGTCATCAAATCCTTATCGCCGCTATCCAAACCCCATGCTTCGGTAATCGCTTTAATATCACCTTTTGTGCTGGCTTTAATCGGGCAACGATGACCCAATCTTGTCCACAGCCGCGCATATTCGTGCGCTTGGTTAATACCGCCCTGCATTTTGTTATACACCCTGTCGTTGCCGATTAATGCAAAGCCGACTTGTGCTTTTTCCTGCAAATAACGTAATTCTTCAATGGAGTCGTAAGTTAAGTGGTCGCTTTCATCTACAATCACCAACCCTTCGGTGCCGATTAATTTATCTTTAACGGCGCGGCTTAAGCGTGCTTTAGTGCGAGGCGCATCTTTTATGCCTAGTTCTAGTGCCAACTCATATAAAAAGGCGGTTAATCCGGCGCGACTTGGGCTGATGGTTATCATCCACACATTCGGATTACATTTACTGTATTCTTCTGCCGCTTTTGTCTTGCCTACGCCGCTGGCGCCGTAAATCGGTACGATGGCCCCGGTAAATTTCGCCATGTCTAATGCAGCAAACACTTTCTTGGCGGTCGGAGTATCAATAAAATTAGGCGGTTCAACAAACACCTGGACTTTGCGGTCGCCCAAGGCAAGCCAGTTCTCAATTGGCGTTTCCACGGTTTCCGCGTTGCCGGTGTATTTGTCATTCAACCAGGCGCTCAATGCGCCGTTGTTGACGCCTGTCTCGCGCGCAAGTCTTGCTTGGGTAAGCTTGCCTGACTTGATTAATGCGCTGATTTGTTGTCTTAACATCATTTTTTTCGCTCCTTAAAGGTGGTTTAAATCGGCTTTAAAGCCCTTTTTCTTCTTTCAACATGGCGATGCCTTTCATCAGCCATTGTTCGGCTTCGTCTTCTTGTTCATCATCCGGCACTACTTCCACTTTTCGTAACGCTGTGCCTTCTTTAATGACTTGCCACATTTGGGCTTCCGCCTCTTGTTTTTCCTCAAACTCCACCGGTGGCATATAGGCGGCCGCCTCTTGGATTGCCATATCCTGTGCCGCTTGTGCCGCTTTCTTGGTGTGGCGTACAAATTCGCGTTCTTTGCGAGAGTGGTCTTGTGCTGCGGTTGTGTCGCCAAAGGCGGCATCCACTGTACAGTGCGCCTCGGCTAAATAACTGCCGTCCAAGCTGTACACCCAAACCGCATCGTGCAAATTGTTCGGGTCGTAACGCACCACCACTTTCTTGTGGCTTGTGCCAATCAACTCGTAAGCCTCGTAGCGGTTGCGTAATCCTTGCACTTCGCCACCGGCTTTTAACATAAAGGTGCCGTTGTCTTTTAGCGTGACCTCTTCGTGCAAAGTCAGTAAGTAGCGCAGTTGTTCAGGCGTTGCCCAACGTTTCTCGGCAACCGCATAATCCCGTTCAAAGGCTTGGTTAAAACTCAGTTTGCCCTGGCAAATTTCAGTGGCGCGGTCTTGGCGCTCGTTAAACATCTGTATGCCTTCTTCGAGGGCTAAAATAAAACTCTCATAGTCCACACCGGCTTTGTTGCCTTGGTAGTTGTCCGGCTTGTCTAACGCGTTATCACCTGCATGGTAGCCGGCAAGTAAAGGGTGCTTATCCACAAGCTCACCCAAACCACCGTGCGAAAATGCACGCTCAATCGGCTTGGCTTGCCCCCGTCCTCGGCCGTAGCGCACCGTTGTCCAGTGCAGTTGGATACCGAGCGCAGGGATAATCCCTTGCACTTCATCTTCCCGCACTTTAAAGCGGTAACGGTTTTTCACCCCGCCGGTCATCTTTTTATTGGCTGCCGCTTTCGTGTTGTCGATGGTTAAGTGTTTCGGGATGCCGTACTTATTCACTACATCAAGCAACGCCAAACGGATCATGTTGGTGTTCTCCGACTCATCGCACCGATACGCCAAGATTTTGCGGGTGCGCACATCCTGCCAAAGCCACGTTTTAGGGCGGATAATGTGGCCGTTATGCCATCTCACCCAAACGTTATGCTTATAACCATCCCCGTTGACCCATTCCATCGCCTCAATGCCGGCAACGGTACGGATGAGCGATGGATACATGCGGCTCAACGCATAAGTGCCATCTCTTAAATAGGTTTGGTGGGTTTTTGGGATTTCGCGCAAGATTTTGCGCTTAATACTAGAGGGGCTTGGGATAACCCAACCGTTTGCACTTGCCGCACGTTTCAAGCGTTCATAGCAAGATCCAAACTGAGGGCGCTCATTGCGAAAATAGTCAGCGCGGAAAAATGCCCAGGCTTCAGGGGTAAAAGCGGCCTCGCGGCTTTCGCTGTGCGCACCGTAGCTATCCATTAAAAGCGGTAGCCACAAACTACGATCAGCGTCTTTAACTTGATACCACCAAAACTTAAGTGCACTCACCGTTACCTCTTTCTCGCCCGGTTGCAGGCCATCTTGGTTGTGTTTATGGCATACCAACGCCAACGCATCCAAAATCTTCATGCCACCGTTGACCAATTCAGCCACCGCAAACATAATGCCAAGCTTCATTTGCGCTTTTTGTTGTTGCTTTGCCGTGCCTTGTTCATAGCTTGCCCACAACAACTGCGCATCAACAGGCGCACTTTCCTCAGCCAAAACAGGGAGATTTTTCACCGCACTTTTGCCAAGTTTCACCACGATTTCGGCTTGCACGTCTTCCGGCATGGATTTCACGGCATATTCAACACCACCGCCTTTACCAACTCTTTTTTGAGTTGCCCAGCAATTCTTTTTAGCTTGGTAAAGTATTCCTTGCACCGAATTAGGCAAAGTTGCTAAACTTAAACTAACTAATTCTTTTGCTGAGTAGTGTGTTTTTAAGTTGTTTACGCTCATAAATAACCTCAAAACTATCTGTCAGCATATTTTTTAAGGTTGCGTTGCTCATAGCGTGATGCCCAAATCACTTCGGCAGGTACGCCAATCGCTTCAGCAATAATGCGTTCACCTTTCAACCATGGACGGTCTAACGCATTTTTTAACGTACTGCCATTGCTGTAACCGTGTTTCAACGATAACTGGCGCAACGACCAACCTTTTTTTGCTAATGCAGCTTTGATGTCTTCTCTATGCCAATCAATAGCTGTTTTTTTAGTTTCCAT